CTTGCCGCCATCCGGGAATCGAGGGCGGAGCGGGTCAGCATCGGCGAGCATGTGGCTCCGGCGGAACGAGTGATCGACCCGGAGCGGCAGAAACGGGGCTGGTGCGAGATGATGCGCCGGTTTCGTGACAATCCGGGCTCATGGCCACCGGAAACGCCGCGCCCCGGTACGATCGGTTGTCCTGTTCCTGCGAGTATTCAGGCCGAGTTCGGCATTACCGTTTCCCCTGCATCGACAACGCTATGAGGCTGGCAATGAAAGAAAAAATCGATATTGAGGCATTGCTGGTTTGGGCCTATCGGGCGCAGTGTGTTGACCGGGTTTTCCGGCAGATCAAAGCCGCGACCGAGCCTCTGCGGTGCTACGGCTCGACATGGCACGGCATGGCGCAGATTGCCGAGCTGGGCGCGATTATCCAGTCTACCGGTGTAGGGCTGGCGGCTGTCGGCGCGTCTGCGGCGGATGATGCGTTTATCGTCCATGATGCCGTGATGGCGCTCGATGACGTGTTTGTGGAGTGGCAGACGGAAACGCGGGCGCTGTTGTGGACTGAGCAAACGGCAGCGGATAACGGTCGCAGGATTGTCAAAACCGGGCGCGGCGTCGGCGCGATGTGGCGGTTGTGTTCCGCCGGTCACGCGCCGCGCGAACTGGAATTTCTGGGTGTGACGGCGTTGATGGTGACGCATGCACGCGATGACCGCCGTCCGGAGTGGCATGAGGGCTGGACATTGCCGCGTGGCAGGCGAGCCGGTGACAGAATGGCAACCGATCGGCGCGGGCGCAAACGCAAACGCTATGAGATGAGCGCGGAACAGGTGTCGCATGACCGGTGCGTTTATAGCGTGTGGCATGCGGCGCTTGGCCTGCTATCTGCGCAGCTATATGACCGGATGGCTCAGTATGATGTGACCGGCCCGCTGGCTTCATCCGCGCCATGGCTGCGCGATTCTCCCGACAAAACAGGCCAAAAATGCCAAAATGTTTTCCCTTGTAACCAATTGAAATATAACAATAAAATTAACACTTGACTTCTCTACCCTATTGGAGCAGTGTCTGGACACTCAAAAAGGTGAAGAAACAGCCCCGGCGCAGCCCCCTGCGACCGGGGCTTTTCTATGCCCTGACGCGGTGTGGAGCATGTGGTAGCTCGCCAGGTTCATACCCTGGAGGTTGTCGGTTCAACTCCGACCACCGCAACCAATTCGAAACATGGATGGTTAGTGATGTCGCAGCAGCAGAGGCGTGAGGCGGCGCGGGCCTATGACTATAGCCGTGCCAATGCATCACCCTGGCGCAAGTGGTACTCGACCGCCGGATGGAAAAGTATTCGGCAGCGTCGGCTTCGCGCGAATCCGATCTGTTGCAAATGCGATGCGCGCGGGCTGCTGACTCCAGCCGACACCGTCAACCACATCACGCCGCACCGTGGCGACAGAGCATTGTTTTTCTCGTTCGAAAACACTGAGAGCGTGTGCAAGGCGTGCCACGATCGGTTCATCCAGCGAGAGGAAATCCACGGCTATTCAAGCGAAGTCGGCCCCGACGGCTGGCCGCTCGACCCCCGCCACCCAGCCAACCGCCGCCCATAGGGGGGGGGGAGGTAAAAACCTCACCCCCTTGGGGACCACTTACCGGCTAGGGGCCTTTGTTCGCAGTAAGCTGAAATTGAAAGGAAAAAACCCATTAGGGTTAGGGTATTGTCATGAAGGGACGAAAGAACAACATTAAAAAAGTCGTGCCTTTACGTGGCGAATCCGTCGAGCAAAATGTGTTGCATGCGGAGGAACGGGCGCAGCAGCTCGCGGTTGATCTGCGGCCCGCCGGTTTATCCGACGCGGTCGCGGTTGAATGGGGAATCGTTGCGCCGATCCTGGCCGCGCCCCATCTCGATCGGCTGAAACCGCATTACGTTCCCGCTGTCGTCGAAATGTGCTCGCTCATGGCGCGTATCCGGGAAATCCGCACGCTGTACCCGAAGATCACTGATGAAACCTACACGGTCAAAGGTCGCAACGGAACGCAGGAAAAACTGTACCCGCACATCGCTCAGTTGAACGATGCTCAGCGCCAGCTGCGCGGATTTTTCGCGGCGTTTGGAATGACGCCAGCAGATGAACGCAATCTGGCGCCGGGTCAGCTTAATCTGTTCGACCCAGCCGCGCAGTATTTGGATTGATCATGAAAAAACCTGTTCGAGTTGACCAGGCAACCGCCTATGCAACGGCGGTTGTCAGCGGAAAAATTGTTGCCGGTCCCTATGTTCGCGCTGCCTGTCAACGGCATTTGAACGATTTGGAAACCGGGCATGAACGTGGTCTGATCTGGGATATAGAGGCAGCACAGCGCGCCATCTCGTTTTTTCGCGATGTGCTGACTGTCGAGGTCGAGGAAAAGGACGAATTCGGCGATTTGATTTCCCATGCGGTGCCGTTCGTTCTGCAGCCGTGGCAGGCTTTCATCATCGGCTCGCTATTCGGCTGGAAGACAACCGCCGGATTTCGCCGGTTCCGCCGTGCCTATGTAGAAATAGCGAAAGGGAACGGCAAATCTCCCGCCGCCGCCGGAATCGGTCATTACATGCTTGCCGCCTGTGGCAAGTTGCGCGCTGAAATATACTCTGCCGCAACCGATATGGATCAGGCGTCCATCCTGTTTCGCGATGCCGTCGCGATGCGTGATCGCTCTCCGGCGCTCCGGCGCCACCTGCAACCCAGCGGAATAAACCCCGTCTGGCAGCTCAGCCATAAAAAATCAGACTCGTTCTTCAAACCGATTTCCAGCGAGAAAAAGGGGAAATCCGGGATCAGGCCCTATGCGGCGCTGGTGGATGAAATCCATGAACACCCGAATAACAGCATCATCGAGATGTTGCGCGCCGGAACCAAGGGTAACCAGGACGCGCTGATTTTCGAGATCACCAATTCCGGATTCGATCGGAAATCCGTCTGTTACCATGAGCACGAATACACTGTGCAGGTGGTGACCGGGGTCATCCAGAACGATGCATGGTTCGGTTTTATCTGTTCGCTCGATGAGGACGATGAACCGTTCGAGGATGAAAGCTGTTGGATCAAGGCGAACCCGAATTTAGGCGTGTCGATCCATTACCAGTTCATCCGCGAACAGGTACAGGAGGCAAAGGGAATGCCCTCAAAGGAGGGCATTGTTAGGCGTCTGCATTTCTGTCAGTGGACGGATGCGGAATCGTCTGCGATTCCCCGCGCCGTCTGGGATGCCAATCAGAGGAATTTCGACCCGGCAGAACTCCATAGCGCCGGCTATCCCTGCTATGGCGGGCTGGATCTGTCGAGGGCGCGGGATCTGACAGCGTTAACCCTCACATGGGTGCTTGACCCAACCCGTGACCAGCAAAGGCTGGCGTCAAAAACATGGTTCTGGACGCCGAAAGACACGCTGCGCGACCGCGCCAAAAACGACCGCGCACCATACGAATTATGGGCTGATCAGGGTCATATCGAGGCGGTTCCCGGTGTCCGCGTCAGTTATCGCTGGCTGGCGAGCGCCCTGGCCTCGATCTGTGCCGAATTCGATCCGATCATGATCGGGTGTGACCAGTATGGCCTGGAACAATTGTCGGACCAGTTGGACGATATCGGCGTGACATTGCCGTGCGTTGTCCATCCGCAGGGGTTCAACCGCCGTATCGTCGGCGAAAAGGAAGACGGGCCACCAGGCGCCGAGGATGTGGCGCTGTGGATGCCGGATTCGATCAACAAACTGGAGGCGGCTTTGCTTGAGGAACGCATGGAGATTTTGCCGAACCCGGCATTGTCCATGTGCGCCGCCGGCGTCGTCTATTCTCAAAACCGGACAGGACATCGCATGTTCGACAAAGACAAAGCGACGAACCGCATCGACGGCATGGTGTCGCTCGCCATGAGTGTCGGCTGTGCAACCATCGGCGCGTCTGATCCGGTGGGTGATATCGACGGCTATTTTGCGAGTCTGTCATGAAATGGTGGCAGAAAGCGCTGTATCCGTTGGTTCGCAGGGGTTTCTCCCTGCTCGATACTGATCGGCTGCTAGAATCCTCCCCCGAGAGTCACGCGGGCGAAATGGTGACGCAATCAAGCGTGCTGGCCCTGTCAACCGCCTGGGCCTGTGTCAATCTGCTGGCCGGCACCATCGGATCGCTGCCATTGATGGTTTACCGGAAGGACAAAGGGGGCGTCTCTTTTGAGGCGCATGACCATCCGCTCTACCCTCTCCTGCATGACAGCCCGAACGCCGACCAGACATCGCTGGATTTCTGGGAATTTCTGACTGTCAGCCTCGAATTGCAGGGCAATGCCTATGCCCGGATCGTGCGCGACAGCGATCGCAATGGAAAACTCGGCAACGCAAACACCCTGTTGCCTGTGTCCCCGGACCTCGTAGTGGTGCGGCGGTTGAACAATGGTCGGCTGGAATATTCGTGGAGCGAGAGCGGACAGTCAAACCGGGTTGACCAGAGTGAAA